ACACAACTTATTCGTTTACGATAAGAGCTACAGACGCAGAATCACAAACTGCTGATAGAGCTTTCAGCATAACTATAACAGTTGGAATTAACAATGGAGTGCAATTTAACTAATGGCTAGTACATATTTATCAAGAACACAAACAGCAGGTAATAGAAAAACAAGTACTTTAAGTTGTTGGATTAAAAAATCAAAAGCATCTGGTGGAGATGCTATGAACATATTTAGTGCATACGCAAACGCAAGTTATAGAACTGAAGTTCTTCTTCAGAGTGCTGGAGATTTTAGATTGTTAAATGTATCAACGTCAGTAAATTTACAAACATCAGCTCTTTATAGAGATGTTTCTGGTTGGTATCATTTTGTTGTTGCTATTGATACAACTCAAGCAACAGATACAAATAGAGTAAAAATTTATGTTAATGGAGTTCAAATAACATCTTTTAGTTCTGCAACATATCCAGCACAAAACTCAGATTTCATGTTTAATAATGCTGTTTCTTTAGACATAGGCAGAACAGGTACTTATGGTAATGAAAATTTTGATGGCTTAATGGCTAATTATTATTGGATTGAGGGACAACAATTAGACGCATCATCATTCGGAGAAACAGATGCAACAACAGGAATATGGAAACCTAAAGCATATACAGGTTCTTATGGAACAAATGGTTTTTTCTTAAAGTTTGAAAATGGTGCATCACTTGGAACAGATAGTTCAGGTAATGGAAATAACTTTACTGTTAATGGAACTCCTACACAGACTATAGATACTCCTTCAAATGTTTTTTGTACTTTAAATCCTTTAGCAAATACAGGAGTTACTCTTTCAAATGGAAATTTAACAACAACATATAGTACAAATGATGCAAATGTAAGAAGTACATTTGGAGTACCTAGTGGTAAATGGTACTGGGAAGCAAAAGTATTAGGAACAGCTAGTGGTCTGTTATATGGAATATGTTTAGATACAGCTAAACAACAAATTAATATAGCAGATGATGGTACTGTTGGTATTTATGGATTACAGAATGCTGGAACAGCCTATGCCTATGCTGATACCAATGGTGTAAGAAATACATCTGCTGGTTTTCCAAATTGGGTTGCTAATAATATATTACAATTTGCTTTAGATAGAGATAATAATAAATTTTATATAGGTATTAATGGAACATATTATAATTTATCTGGCTCAACAGGTAATCCTGCAACAGGATCAAATCCTACTTGGACTTTAGATAGTAGTTATGCTGGAAGAACTTTTATGTTTATTTTAGAAACTAGAAGCTCAAGTGAAAATACAAATGTAAACTTCGGTACTGGTTTCTTCGGAACAACAGCAATCTCATCACCTTATTCTGATGGTGCAGGTTTAGGTAAATTCCAATACCAACCACCAACTGGATATTACAGCTTGTGTACTAAAAACATTAACGTTTACGGATAGGAGATAAACTATGGCATATTCTACAATCAACAAACCTAATCAACATTTTAATACTGTTACTTATGTTGCTGACGACACATCTCCAAGAACTCTTACTGGGTTTGGTCATCAACCAGATTTTGTATGGGTTAAACATAGAGGAAGCGGAAGTGTAAGTCATACACTTGTTGATAGAGTTAGAGGTGGAGATAAAATGTTAGCTTCTAATGGAGTAGGTGGTGAAGATACAAAATCTCATGGAGAAATTACTTCTTGGAACGCAGATGGAATAACTGTTGCTGATGGTACTAACGGAACTTATCCAAGATTATATTTTAATGATTTAGACCCCTTTGGCTCTGGCGGCGGAAACTATGTTGCGTGGTCATGGAAAGCAAATGGTGCTGGTGTAACAAACACACAAGGAACTATAACTTCAACAGTATCAGCTAACACAACAAGCGGATTTAGTATTGTAAGTTATACTGGTAATGGAACAAGTGGTGCTACGATTGGTCATGGGTTAGGAGCAGTTCCTAAAATGATTATAGTAAAAAATAGAAATGGCACTAATCAATGGTTAGTTTATCATGCATCTTTAGGTGCAACAAAATATTTAATTTTAGAAACAACTGGTGGAGCTGGTACTGCATCTACACTATGGAATGACACAACACCAACAACAAGTCTTTTTACAGTTGGAAATTCTAGTTCAGTAAATGGTTCAACTTTAACTTATATCGCCTACTGCTTCGCTGAAGTAAAAGGATATTCAAAATTTGGTTCTTATGTAGGTAATGGTAATTCAACTAATGGACCATTTATATATACTGGTTTTGCACCAAGATTTGTAATGATTAAATGTACATCAGCAGTTTCTGATTGGTTTATTTGGGATTCAAAAAGAGAGCCAAATAATTTAAAAGATTTAGATTTATATCCGAATAATTCTTCAGCAGAAGATACTGCTTTAGGTTCAAATGGACCAGATTTTTTAAGTAATGGTTTTAAATTTCAAAGTTCAGGAACAACTGCATCAGAACCTAATGTAAGCGGAGCAACATATATCTACATGGCTTTCGCTGAACAACCATTAGTAGGAACTAATAACGTACCAGCTACTGCTAGATAAGATAATATGAATAAAATTTGCAACTTTAACAAACATAAACTAATATAATTAATATGACTAAAGCCAGAACTATTGCCAATCTAGGTACAGGATTTGTAAATATATCAGACACAGGAACAGCAGGTACTAAAGTTGCATCAGGTACAACTGCTCAACGAGGTTCTACTGCTGGTCAGATACGTTTTAATTCTGAAACAGGATTAGCTGAATATTATACAGGTACAGACTTTAAGATTATAGATAGTCCACCTACAGTTACAATAGTATCTCCTTTAGAAGTTGATACTACAGCAGGTGGTAATATTACTTTCACTATAACAGGAAGTAATTTTCAATCTGGTGCAGTTGTTAAATTTATAGGAAATGATGCCACAGAAATTACAGCATCAACAACTACAGTAACTAACTCAACAACTATTAGTGCTGTTATTGCTAGAAGTTCTTTTGTTAATGCCAAAGAACCTTACGATGTTAGAGTTATAAATTCTTCTGGTTTATCAGGAACTTTAGATAATCAAATCAATGTAGATAGTTCTCCATATTTTAATACAGCTAGTGGTACTTTAGGAACATTACAAGACGTTAATAGAGCTTCAAGCAACTTAACAACAATTTCTGCTACAGATGCAGAAGGAGATAGCATAACTTTTTCTTTATTATCAGGAACATTACCAACAGGAATTACTTTAAATTCTAATGGAACTTGGTCTGGTACTGCAAATTCTGTTGGTTCAGATACAACATATACTTTTACAGTTAGAGCAACCGCTAACTCAAAAACTGCCGACAGACAATTTACAATAACTGTAAATTCTCCAGTTATGAGTGGTTATAATAGTGTTGATACGTCAATTAGTGGTTATCAAATATATGCTTTCACAACATCAGGAACAAACATAAATTTAACCTTAAATAAAAATATTTCTGCTGATATTTTATTAGTAGGAGGAGGTGGAGCTGGTGGTTATAGTTATGGTGATAATGATACAGGAAAAGGTGGTGGTGGAGCTGGACAAGTTTTATATAAATCAGGTCATTCTTTAACAGCAGGAAATTATACATTATACGTTGGAGATGGTGGAGCAGGTAGAACAAATGGCACCAATAGTGCACCGCCACAAACTCCAAGTGGACAAAATACAACAGGATTTAGCGTAATTGCTAATGGTGGTGGTAATGGTGGAGCAAATGATGGTTACCACCAAGCTGGAGATGGAGGTTCAGCAGGTGGACAAGGTGCTAGAGATTCAAATTCAACAACTAGAAGAACATCTAATAAAACAAGTTATGCTGGTTGGACATCATACGGAAACTCTGGAGGTATTTCAGGAAACAGTAACTACTCTGGTGGCGGTGGTGGTGGAGCAGGTGGACAAGGTGGCGACCAATCTGGTGGACACAATGACCCAAATTCACAAGCTGGAAATGGTGGTGTAGGTATTGATATGTCAGCTATATTTGGAACTAACTTTGGAGAAAGTGGTTGGTTTGCAGGTGGTGGCGGTGGAGGTACTTATCGTGGTTATAATACTGTTTCAATTTATCAAGCATCTGGTGGTCAAGGTGGTGGTGGTAAAGGAGTTATGTCAAATGACAGGCAACATAGCACATACACTTACTCAGCTGCTAACATAGATGGACTAGCAAATACAGGTGGTGGTGGAGGTGGTTCGGCAGAAGATGCAAACATTGTATCTAATCAAGGTTCTGCATCAGGTGCAGGTGGTTCAGGAATTATTTTAATTAGAGTAGCCGCATAATTCTTAAACTCAAAAAGACCATAAGTCTTTTCTTAATATAACATCTTGATATTTGTGCAGTGCAACATTATATGTTGTGGCATGATACCTTATAACGAACATGAACTGGAGTTTTTAAATGCTTGATTACAAATCAATCAAAGAATACTGGACTAAGTTTTATGCAGATGCTTTTGAAGATGCTAAAAAGTTTTGGAAAGACTATGCTAAAGCAGTTGAAGAATTCTACAATAAAAATAAATAAATAATAATTATAAAACAATAAGTTATAAAAAATAATTTTATTTACTTATTATTCAATTAACTTTATCTCGCCACTGCCTAACCAACTATAGGAGTTAGCATGGCAAAAAAGAAAAAATCTGCTGAAGATATCATATATCAAATCAAAGATTTACTTGATGACTTAGAGTTATTAGTGAATCCTGATGATGCTCATGTAGCATACGAAGATGAGCTTGATGATGAAGATCTGGATATTGATGAGGATGAGGATAACGAATAGTTAATCCTAATATGTGGATAGCCAGATATTCGCTATCCACATACATCTTATAATTGACTTTTTATCCACAGCCACTATAGGTAGTGCATGAAAAGAAAGAAGCAACCTATATCTGCTACTGCTATAAGATTATCATCTTATGAGAAGTATTCTAAAGAACGTATGGATACAATCATTAAGCGATTAGATGATCTAACAGTTGAAGTTAAAGATCTTAGAACTGATGTGAGCATGGGTAAAGGTGTCATAGCATTTCTAGTAATCATTGGCAGCATTGCAGGTTCAGTCATAGGCTTCTTTCAATTCAAAAACTAAAACAACAAGGTACAATACTGATGAAGAAATCAGACAAAGGTTTAGTCAGCGAGGCATTAGCACAAGCATATTTTGCTAAAGATCCTAACCTTATGGTATTCACAGCACTAGGTGGTGTTGGTCCAATAGATATTATAACTTACAATACAAAGACAAAAGAGTATTGCAACTATGACGTTAAGACTGTGTCATATAGAAAATCAAATACTAAATACGCACATAAGAAAAACGATAGAATAAATAGATCCCCATCTAAGATTCAAAAAGATATGAATGTTAAGATTGTCTATGTCTATGAAGATGGTAAGATAGTCGTTAAATAAAATGTACGAAGATCTTAAATCAAAAATAAAGAAACACGAAGGATTTCTATCCAAAGTTTACTTAGATATATTAGGTAAAGCTACCATTGGCTATGGTCATTTGCTTACAGAAGAAGATGACTTTGTTGAAGGTGTTATCTATGACAAGGATATACTTGAAGCATTGTTTGAGAAAGACTTTAACAAAGCTGTACAGGGTGCAGAAGAATTACTTAAAGGTTATGAGATAGCTTTAATTGCAAAAGAAGTAATCATTGAGATGGTATTTCAATTAGGAAAGACTGGTGTATCTAAGTTTAAGAATATGTTTGCAGCTTTAAAAGAACATGATTATAGTAGAGCAGCTGCAGAGATGTTAAACTCAGCATGGTATAGACAAACACCAAGCAGATGCGAAGAGTTGTCAAACCTAATGAAGAGCTGTCATTAATATGTGGTGGAGTATATTACCA